TTCCAAACCGTTTTTTTGTTGCGAAACGGTAGTCTCACCTGTAATAGCGATGTTTCCGTAATTTTGCAAAACATAGCGAATAAAGCAATAATCTGCAATCGGAGATAACATAACTTCTGAGTTAATTAATCCAGCATAAATGACCTTGTCACCATGCGGATTTGTGTATGTTTTCCCGTTTATTAAATCATGCCAAATGCCGTCTATGTCTGTCAGATGCTCCTGTAATTCAACAAAAGTATCTGCTCCAAACCGCTCAATTAACAGTTCATCTTGCCATTGTTTCAAGTCAAAATCCGACAAAGCGGATTCCGCTGCATTAATGTTCGGCAGCGAAATCAGCCCTCGGAAATATTGTCTGTTAAAAAGTAACTCCATTTATTCTTATTTTAACCAAAACTTGAAATAAACATAACCTATGCTTAATGATTGCTCAGTTGCATCAGTGTCAATTAAGACTTTATAGTATCTAAAGTATTTCGCAGTCGATGCCTCTGAAAATGTAAATGTAGTATCCGAAGTAGTTCCAGCCCACGCCTGAGTACTTATTTCTGTCCAGCTATCGTCACTGAAAACCTTACCCTGTAATTTAATGTCACAAGTAGGCGTTCCAGAAATTGAATCTAAATTAACCTTTACATTGTGAAACTTTCCGTAATCAGAATAAGATAAAACGGAATAACTCCACGTTTCATCAGCACTCAGAACATCTGTTTCTACTCCTGTGTAAGTTTCAAATGAAGTTCCTTTCTGCAAAACCTTATCTTGCGCCTGTGCGCTCGCTGAAATTAAGAACATGCTTAAAGCCAGGCTTAACATTATCAATAAATTTTTCATAATTTAAATGAGTTTAAAAATTAATAAATAGTGAATTAACCAGTGACGGTTTCGATTGCAGCAAGCGCAGTATCAATGTCTGAAACATAAACATTGCCAACAATTTGTGGGGTTTCAACCAAAGTTTGACCTCTCCAGAACAGAATAGCTTTCCATTTGTCTTCTGAAATGTCAGTGCCGTCCATTTGTGTTACAATCATGCGCATTCCTTGTTTCACCCAGAATTCAAGAGTTGAACGGTCAACAACGAGCAATTCGCCGTCCGACATTCCTTCTGAGACAACAAGCTGCAAACCGCCTAACATCAGTAACCCGTTTACTTCACGAATCACATATTGCCCAGTCGAATCTTTTACACGTGAATATTTCACACGACTTTTTAAATTCATGATGCAATGTGTTGGCTTGTAGGGACTTGCTTGCACCATACAGGCATCAATTAAATCGTCAATGTTTGCGTTTGTGAAATCCAAGTCAGAAGGCGCTGAGAATGCAGTCGCTCCCTTGCTGATTAGTCCATAAATCTTACCCGGATCAGTTGAATCGTCCCCAGCTCCATTTATCATTTGATTGTCTAACCAAACATTTGTAGCCTCAACCATCCGGCGTTGCATACGTGACGCAAAACTCTCAGGCATATCAAGCGCTTCGGTTGTGAAAGGCATTTTTGCACTGATTTTAGCCAAATTACGGGCTTTCAATGTTGTTGAGCCTTCAGAATCACTTGTGGCAGCACTTCCCTCCTCAACATAACCAACATTCACAGTTGCAGACCCTTCGAGCCAGACAATTCTGTCTTTCCCAGCTGGCACGGTTACCATGTTAAAAATGGGAGCAATTGTGTTTTCAGTTAATTTTGAAAATGTGATACCCGGTTTTAATTGCGAGCGATACTCATCGCCATCAAAATCAGCACTGTCAATTTTCTGAACAAAGTCACCCGTTTTAACGTCCAAATCAAATGATGTTTTTCGATTCTTACGAATTTGCTCTTTAAAATCATCACCACCCACAAGTTCAGAAATTGCACTTTTCAGCGACATTTTCTTTTCGTTTTTTTGAGGGATTCGTTTCTCAAACTTCTCATTCAGCTGGTGAGCGGCTTCTTTCAGCGTTGTAATTTCAGTTGTCAATTTCTCGACTTCCTCAGTAGTTGCTGCCTTTTCAGTTTTCGCAAGCATTTCAGCGTACTTTGTTTCAAGGCTTTCAATCTCTGATTTCTCAACAGATTTTGATTTCAAACCGTCAATTTGGGTCTGAAATTCTTTTTTCAATAAATCCAATTCTTCTTGTGTCATTTTTTCAATTTTTAAAATTAATAAATATGCTATTTAAACCAATTCTTAATGTCATCAGTCGTCAAAATCTGCTGAGTGCCGTTTGTGAGTGCCTTATCAGACTGCTCAGTTCCGTTTTTCAGTGATAAAATACTGGTGATATTTTTTAAAATTGCTTCTACTTTCAATAAATAGTCGTCTGTAAAATCGTTTGATTTCATTGCTTTCTCAGCAAACGTAAGATATTCTAACAAATCATTAAACGACTTTACGTAAGCAGTTGGAGTGTCCGCATTTGCCCCCCAAGCTGTTAAGCTGCTTCCTTCCATTAAAAATCCTTCTGTTATAATATTAGCATTCGATTTGTTATCAAAATGCTCTTTCATCGTGATAAAGCCATGCGAGTGTTCCTTAATTGCGCCGGCTCGATATTCAGCATAGGTATTTCTTCCAACATCGCTTTCAAGAATTAACTGAGATACCATATACAAGTGATTCCCTTCTTTAATTAATTCCTTCGGAACTCCGGGTACCAGATTAAAATCATGATTTTTAAAATGTCTAAATCGTTTAAAATTCTCTGAAATACTCTTGTCATAAGCTGACGATTTGATAATATCGCCATCGTTGTCTTTTGTATCAAATGAAACAATTCCGACTTTAATCATTCCCTTATCGTCAAGGTCTTTGATTTCTACGTCAATCGCTTTTCTTTTAAAATTATTATTTATCATTATCACTATTTTTTAAATTGTCAAATTGATTGTCTGCACCCATCCCAGCCGCTTCTCGCAGCTCGTTGCCTGTAGCTAATTGACGGTCATATGCCTCGATGCTCATTTCAAATGTTTCTTTTCGATTTTGTTTCAATGCTTCGATATTGCTAAAATCAAATCTTAGCTCAGTATCTTTTAAACCGAAAACAATAGAAAGTGCGCTTGCAATGTTCATCGCCATTTGCTCGCCAGTTTGTTCCCAAAATTGTTTCCCGGCTTCAATTTTATTATTATAAGTTGATGCCCCCGGAAAACCAACGAGCAACGGGTCAACTCCCGCAACCATGCAAGATTTTAAAAAATAATCTTCTTTGAAATTCCTTAATCCTAATTGCTCAGGAGAAAAACCCAACTGTTGCACTGCCACCTCCTTAGCCAGATAAGCGATGTTACCTCGTGAGGTGTTTCCATGCCCATAATTTCGATACAATTTATTTTCAATATCTCGCCCCGGATTATGCACTTTAGCATCATCGCTGCCTGTTTGATTTATAATTTGCCCGGAAAATGAGGGGCTGTTAGCATTATTTTTTTCGCTTACAAGCGTCTTGCGACCTTTCGCAATTTCATCACTCGACTTATAATTTTGTTCGAGCGATTGCAGCACACGAGCGAGATAGCGAACTGTTGAAACTCCGCCTTTTTTTATTTCATCATATGTAGATGCCTCATCGGTCATATGATAAACATCTTCGGCATCTATTTTAATCGCTGATTGTGAATTTGTAAACCGTGTTTCATATCTCAGAATTTTGCTGAATCGAATATCGCTTTCTTTGCTAAAAATTGCAATTGTCGTAGTCGGATCGAGCAGGAATAACTTTTCAGGAACTAATCCCGGAGCGCCTATTTTGTTTATGTAACAATCTGAGACTTGATTGTTTATAATCATGGATTTAATAAATTCAAATCTTGACTTCTGGTATTGATTTGGATTATTTAATCTAAAAATTACCTCGCTGTTTTCAATTAGTTTGCCTGTTTTTATGTTAAATTCGTGAATTGGAAGTTTAGCGATGCTTCGTGCGATGTATAAAATAGGGATCGAAACCTCAACAATTCCCTTAAACAGCCGGTGCAAATCTTCGGGCGTTCCGTTAGCTGCATTTTTTATAAATAAATCAGTATCTGCAATTTGTTCAAGATTTAAGATATCTCGATGCAAATTGGTAATCTTAACAATTTCACCTTTCAGCGATTCAACTTCGTTTGTTAATTTACTTTCAACTTTACCCCTTTTCTCAAACAAGCGCATAAATTGCATATTTTTTGCAATTTACTAAAAAATATGTTATATAACATGTTTTTTTATTAACAACAAAAAAAAAGCCCAATATCAGTGGGGCTTTTTTAGTTTGTGCAGGACTTACGGTTGTGCCTGCGGTTAATATTTATAATTTTGGATAGACATTGATTGTGTAAATTGTCTTATACAATTCAAAAGACCCTCTCGCCATTTCACACATAAAAGGCTCATTGAAATTGATGCAAGTTAAGTCATTTTGCATATCCAATACCAACTCATCCGCTCCAACTTTCTGGTAATCACCAGAAACCAATGTAAATAGTTCCATACAGGAATTTTTAATTGTTTTGCGACCTTCTTTTGATGTTTCATCAGCATTGATAACGCTTAAATTAAGTTCTGTAATTCTGTCTAATTTTTTCATGATATTTAGGTTTTTAAAGTCTGGCAATATTGCCTTTATTTTGTGCAGGACTTACGGTTGTGCCTGCGGTTAATATTTTTTCATGATATTCTAATATTTTTATTGCTTTTGTATACTGTTTATATCTATCTCTGCTATCTATTGCAGCAGGGCTGTCATGCTTCGTTGTGCCTTCAATTACAAATTCATTATAATTGTTTTGAAGAGTTCGCAAATCTTCTTTTAGTTTGTTTATTAGCCATTCCATAATATTATATTTTTGATAATTTATTATAAGTACTTTTTAACACTATATTAAATCCTTTTTGATTAATGTTTAATTCATTAATATAACCTTTATGCATATCTGAAATAGCTTCAAAAACATTCAAGCATTTATTGTTATCTATTTCTATTGCTATTTCTATTGCGTTTTCTTCTGTTGCTTTACCTTCTATTATTAGGCTGGCTGCTAATTCTATTATATTATTTAATTGAGTAGTCATAATATCTTAAGTTTGTGCAGGACTTACGGTTATGCCTGCGTTTAGATTACTTATACACTTATTAGTTCTTTGCTCATATTATTTCAAATCCATTATTAAACTTATTTAAAAAAGTTGTTTTAGCTTCTCTCCACACAGGATCTCTTGTAATATCTTTAAACCAAACACTCACATTGCTAATTCTAGTAACTTTATATGTTCTTCCCGTTTTTATAAGTTTAAATTTTAGTCCTACTTTTATTTCTTGGGTTTTCATGATATTAAGTTTAAATCGTTGTGGCAATATTGCCGTTTGTTTGTATTACTAATATACTGCACAATTGTACATATTCCAAATAAAACAGCAACTATTTTACATCCGTAACGTATTGATATATTGCAAATTAACAAAAAACTTTTGTTTTTTATGAAATTATTGATGAAAATGACACAAAAAAACGTCGTATTTTTCGAGATTGTTGAAAAAAGTGAATTAATACACCTGCTGAATAGAGTGATTAAGTGCGGTTTGAACGGCGTATCTAATTGCATCAATCGCATGATTATATAAATCGACAGGAATTTCTTTTGATTTATTAGCCCACACATAATTATTTAACTCTTTTCCTATATCCGTACTTTCCTGCTCAACTATTATCTCGTAGTTTATCATCATTTTAACGCCTGACAAGACACTACCTGCAAATTTGTGAACGGGTGCAATGTTAATTCCTTTTCCTGCCAAATCATAAATCAAACGAGGCTCTGAGCTATCGCCAATAATTGCCTTTCCCTTCGCTTCTGAGCCGTTAATTAACTCCGCAAGCTGATTCGTGCCAAGTCCATTTCGATAAATCAAACACTTAACGTACAGTTTCATTCGCTTGTTGTCGATTGCAACCTTCACAAGTGTGTCGGGATCGTTTGAGAACCCAAAATCCATTCCAAAAATGTACGGTAACGAATTATCAAACTCTCCATATTTCCAGTTTGTAAAGATAACGCCTTCTGCTTTGTCGAGCCATCCGCCCATCACTATGTGATTAAACTTTATTGGATCGACTTCTTTTATGCGCTCAAGCTGCTTGACATAAGCAACAGGCAAGTTTTCAATATTATCTAAATAAGTTGTGTGAATGTAACAGATATTGCCAGACGTGCCGTTAAATCCATGCTCAATGCCTTTTGTCTCAAAGAATCGCTTGTGAATCCAATGCTCCTTACTTGTCGGATTAAGGATTAAAACAACTATGTTTTGATGTTTATTCGAGCGAATCGAAAGGTCTATTTTATCAAATTTAGCTTCATTCATTAGCTCCTCGGCTTCATCGACAACCCACATGGAAATTTCCTGAAGTGATTTCAATTGTGCCGTTTGGTCGCCCGATGACGATGTTAGCCCTTTAAAAATAATCTTGGCCCCCGATGCAATGTTTGTAATTTCTGTTTTGTTTGAATTAAAGCGATTATTTAAGTTTAGTACATCAATTTTATCCTGAAATTCAGGTATGATTGACAAATGTGCCGATGTCATTGTTTCACGTGTTAACAGGAACTTTCTATTTGTTGTGTCTGAAAGATGTGTTATTGCTGTTTGTACTGAAAATGACTTGGACGAGCCCCGTCCGCCTGTTATGATGAAATAACGTACATTTTCAGGAATATTAAATAATGATTTGTATTTCCTGTTAATCTTCATCGTCCTTTGCCTTTGTATCGACAAATTCAATGGTTGATTTTGGTGACATTGAGCCGTCTGAACTTGTATTATCAAGCTCATGCTTATCTTTTTGTCCCAGTCTTTGTTTGCCTAGCCAAATTTGCATCGGGACGCTTTTATCCGAAATAGCAGATTCAAATTGTTTAACTTTTAGTAATGAATTTCCTTTCGCTTTCTTTTCACGTAAATAATCTGCAAAACCAATTTTATTGTCCTCTTGACATCTTCGGTATAAAGTGTCTGGAACAATCCCCAGATATGCTGCAATTTCAGTACCTTCACAATCGGCTTCCAATAATGAATTTACTTTTTTCCAATCTATATTTACCTTAGGTCGTGCCATAATATTCCTTTCCGTTTATTTTTATTTCTAAAGTGTCATTAATCTTAATTATTATTCTGTTTTAATAAACCATTGTGAATAAATTTGATTTGCTATTTGTGCGGTCATTACC